TATCATTCTCCCATTTTGGCAATTTGGAATAACTAGCCACAAACAAAGCAGGATATACGCTATAACTGTGAGTGCAGTGAGATAGAGGGGACTGTTTGGTTGCTCCATCTGTGGCTATATGTTCATAAATAATTGTCATTTAAAATAATTTTGAAAGGTTTAATCCGAAATTTCCTTTGCCTCCGCTTATATCAAGTTGAGTGCCTTTATTTTTACCCATTTTAGCACTAAGAGATAATTGTATCAAATCTTCCAAGCTACCTTGACCTCTTGAAGACCCTACCAATGATTCAAGTAAATTAGTTTGAAGATTGCCATGCTGACCAAATCTAAAATCATCCATAAGTTTAGCTTGGTCTATTATATTATCAATGCTACTATGTGCATTTTCTATTTTTTTAAAAAAATTCATTATTAACTCTTTCCTTGTGCATATTTCTGGCCATAAATATACATAATATTATCCAATTTATCAAATTCTGAATCACAATGAGGACAAGACCAACCTAAAATTTCGTGACTTTCGCTATTAATATCAAAAAGACCAATCCTTTTGCTATAATACTTGTTGTGATATAATTCTTTGTCACAAACAGGGCACGGGTCTTTAGCTTTCGTCTTCTTTTTCCTTGTGTGCAATGAGTTTATTTTGTCCTCCACCTGATATTGCCTCCATTTGTTCGGGTGTAAAGCCAGTGAATACTGTTAATTGTTCTTGTTTTTTCTCTGTATCAAATAATCCAGCCATTTTAGCCAAAGCCTCAAGTGAGCGTAGCTTGTCAGTGTCTCTATCAGACAAATCAGCTATATCTTTATACTTTGCAACAATCCATTCGGGTGAAACACCTTCATCAGCAAGTATTTTCTTTATTTCTTCCTTTACCATAGTCCTTACTTCCTCTTTATTTAATAAAATATTTGATTTTTTCTTGATATAATCTTCATCTTTAGCCTTTGGATACGCTTTTTTATAAGATTCAAGTACATTGTCCCCCGCAGCGACATATCTAGCAAACAAAAACTCTCTATTGTTTAGTTTTCTATTATTTTGCCTATCATAAATAGAATCATAATTACCAGAAAATGCATATATGTTTTGAGCAATACCATTATCTCCAAGCATTTGATGTGTTTTTTGCTGAACAACAAAAGAACCACATACAGTCCTAATAACAGTCCTTAATTCTTTGTATCCAGGGTGTTTAAGCTTACTTTTTCCAATAACTTGGCAAACAAAGTCATCATCGGTATAGACCCAATCGCCTATTTCTCCTTTACGCCAATTACCGACAACAACATTTCCAGGATTTAGAGCATTAAACTCTAACTCGTCCTCATATAAATAATGTTTTGTTCCTTTGATTTCTTTAAATTCCATTGTTTTTATTTTAATATTTCTTTTTTTGCGTATTCTGCTACGCCTTTCCAAACTTTTTGATTTTTTTCCTTCATTGTTACGTTTTTTGATGAAGAGTGAACTTTTTTAGTAGGTTTTCTTCCAAACGCAAGAACTCTAACAACATCTTTTACATCATAATCTTTTTTTTCACTTCTTTTCCTAGCATCTCTTGCTTTTATTCGAGCATCTTTATCTTTTTTCATTTTATTAAGAGTTTTAGTAATCATTTTTTCTTTATATCCCTTGTTTACATTAAATTTAATGAACTAATTTAAATATAAATATGAATAAATACAAATACTTGACATTTTCATAAATAATCAGTATATACACGCGCACACGCACTCTTAATAAGTTCTAATACAGTATTACTAATAATAAGTACTTATACATAAAAACGTATATATAATAAAGAAAAATTAAAAATAAAAAGAAAGCTGTTACATAGTTTCAAAAATAGGGTTAGAATGGGTGTGAGTGTTTTTTCGCCGCCACCCCCCCGTTAAAGTTACTCGCCCCCCTCTCGATTAGGTTGAAAATTAGATTAAAATCCAATTTCATTATAATAAAATGCTATTTATATAAATTTCTAAAGAAATAGAACACAAACAAAAAAGCCTCAACAAGTGAGGCTCTATTGCTACACAATCGCGCGACCTTCTCAATCACTACACGCTTCAACAAATGTATAATTATTAAAATTACTATTATCCTTCTTTAACTCTATACTTAATGAATATATAAAGTTATCTTTGTTTATATACTCTCTAGTTTCACCATCTTGTGTAGTTTCATCTACTACCTCAACACTATTATCTTTTATACATTGTGCGATTAATCTATAGTATTTTCTTGTAAGCATTTTGAACCCCTTTAATTGTTTAAGTTAATTATTATTATTTACTTTCTTTGTTATCATCTAACTTTAATTTTAATAACATCGTATCAATTATATTATTAATAACATTGTCGCTTATTCCTTGTTGCCTTAAAGTTTCGATTAATACATCGTTCTTTTGTTCTAATTCATATTCATAAGAATAATCTTCTTTGTCGGTTCTTGATACATATTTATTAAAACTATCTTTTAAATTATCGTGTTCATTTTTAGCCATAGCAATTGATAATTGTAATGCTTCATCTAAATCATTAACTTTTTCGCGAAGGTTGCTAAAATCGCTTTTAATCCCCTTATTACTCAAGCCAATATAATCACATTTTTTAATTAATATGTTTATATCTTCACTATTTGCTTGAGATAGTGTCATAATTGAATCTCTTAAAGCCTCATTAGCCGATTTAAGCGCTTTTAAATCTTTACTATGCGCTTTTAATAATCTTGTTATTACAAACGGATTAAAACGATTTAACGTTCTTTTTACGACATTATATATTTTATATATTATTGTTTTCATTTTTAAGCCCTCTCTATTTTATTAGTTATTATTATCTTATATACTTTTTCGCTCTCATATACCTTATAATCGTGAGTTTTTTTATTTATTCGATTTATATGAGCATTTAAGATGAATTCGTTTACTAGACCAAATTCACCATACTTATTTAATACCTTTTTTACTCGGATTTCTTTGTTCATTTTGTACCTCATTTCGTGTTTTATTTAATTCTTATATGTATTATAATATAGTATGTTCCAACATATTTATAATTATTTATTATTTTTTATATTGTTTATAATACTATTTATGATTAATATTAATTGCGCTTCGGCGTACGCTTTTTGAAATAATGATAATTAACTAAAGGGAGAAATTCTTATGTCAAAAGAAAATACAGTAAAGAAAAACAACGAAAAAAAACAACATATGACACAAGAAGAACTTGCTCAAATGATGGGTTTAAGTGTACCAACAACAAAAACAACAACAAGTACACAAGAAGTTCCATTGCATAAAGAAATAAAAAATCGTTTAAATGAAGTAATGCACGAAACTTTATGCAAAGAGTTTGCACAATATTATTTTGAGATTGACCAAACAATGGTGCAACATTCAAACCCAAATAAAAAAGATGATGAACCAAAAGCAAGTTTTGTAAGTGGTTATCAATTAGTGTTACCAAAAAACAATTGTACATTCAAAGGAAAAAAACTTGATGGGTTTGCAATTGGTGTTCCAACGATTTATTGCAAGGGACTAAAAACACAAGATACTTTGTGTTATAAACAAAATGGTAAAACAACATTTAGAAATGTTGAAAAAGATACAAAGTAAATAATAACACTAAATAAAAACATTAAGCCCCATTCAATTAATTTTGTTTGGGGCTTTTTGTTTACTTTAATAATTGGAGAAATATGAAAATAGATACAACTAGTTTTAACATTAGAGAAGTAACACAATATGATGGAACAACAAAAATTGTTTTATCACCAAAGAAAAGGAATTGCAAAGTTTGTTCAAAGCAATTTCAGTCAAATGGTAGAGAGTTTTTATTATGGACTACCAAAGACAATTATACAATCAGTGGGTGGTTTTGTAGAAAACATTTTATACAAGCAAACAAACTGATAAAGATTTGTAAGTAAATAATATCAGCGCGACAAGTAAATTAAACTATGTGTATGGAATTGTCCGTGAAATCACACGCTGATATAAAAGAAAAGGAAAAGAAAAGTGAGAGCCAACAACTGGTCCTATAAGTCCTATCAAGTCAAACGGCTGAGGTTGTCAATCGAAGAAACAATCAGAGATGCGGTTGAGATAGGCAAAGGAATATGTGAGGCTCTCACAGTATTGTAAAAGAAAAAGAAAAGGAAAAGGAGGCTGTATGACACCAAAGAAAAAGAAAGCAACATGGATAACAGTTAAAAAGGCTCAACCAATCATTACATTATCTGAAGGCTCGGATTGGGAAGTTCAATTTAGAGTAAGTGAATGGAAAGGAAATCAGTATTTAGAAAGTAGGCAAAAAATTCAGTTAGATACCAATGAGTATGGATATGATGATTGGATAGAGGTATCTGATTTAACTGAATTAACAGTATGGGAATACAATGCACTTGTAGATGAGTTAAATACATATTATCCAGATTACTATCCAATTAATAAACTTGAAGGGAGGTTTGTATAATGAAAATACCAGAACAAGTAGCATATGAAGAAAAAGTATCAAAACTGTATAATGCTATTGATTATAAAAAAGCAATTAATGATATTAGGCATTTGGCTGATTTGGAATGGAATGGTAGCATAACAATAGTAGAGTTCAGAGATAGAATATGCGATATAATAACAATAATATCAGAAAAGGAGAGTAAATAATGAAAAAATGCAAAGTATATCTTGAAAATAAGGCTGGAATGACACATGGAATAGAAATATGGGATTATGTAGATAAATATCAAGCCGTTGGTAAGGCTGTGTTAGGCTTTCCACATCTATTCTGTAGAGTTAAAGCAATTAAAGAAAACAATAATAAAGAAAATTTAGAATATATACACAATTCAAACAAAAAGGAGAGTAAATGAGCGAAATATTCAAAACTGAAGAAACAAACATATCAACAATCAATTATACTGTACCAATATCAGATGAATTAATTGAAGACATATTATGCACTGCATTTGAGGGTGGTATAACTTATTGGGCAGAGAATGTCAGTTGCAAAGATAGAGAAGATATGAAAAAAGTTGGTGGCTGGAAACACGAATATCTAACAAAAACAAAGTTAAAAGATGCTGTAATGTACATACATGAATCAGAAACGGGAGAAAAATATCCAATAACAAAGCAATCAATCATTGATGCATTACAGAAAATGGATTATCCTGAATATAAATACACAAAAGCACTTGGAAGAATACTAAATGAAACATATGATGCTTGTGATGCAGATATAGTAGTGCAAACTGCTTGCTTTGGGCAGGTAATATATGGATAAAGACTATTTATATCACTGCAGAG